TTGATCCTCAGCCGTTGCTAATAGCTTAGAATCATTTGAGGCTCCCGCCTCAAGCGTTCTGGACAACATCACAAGATTTGCAGCGTCAGTCTGGTTAACTCTGAATTTAGCTGCAATGGTCTCAATCGCTACATCAAATTCCTGGCCTGCGGTCATCGCCGCTATTTGCTGCCCTGCTGAAATCATGTTTGCTCTAATGTCTTCAGCAGCAACTGCTCCTTGTGCCATGTTATTAAAGAAATCCTGAACACCAAGAAGCTCTCTGGTTGGTCGTCCTCCTAAACCACCTTCTCCTAGCCTCATGAAGGAAGCTAGTTGTTCTTCATTCAATCCCTGGAACTCGGCTAAAACTTTACCAAATTCTGTGGAAATATTAGCCGCCACATCAGGCCCAAATAAAGCAAACTGATTAAAGTCTCTTTGAAGTCTTTTTATTCCTTGAAGTAACTGACTAGTTGATATCTGGTAAGCATCCGCAGATTCTAAGATTGAATCATTGAAGTCACTGAGAGCTTCATAATTTCTACCAGTTGCACCAAGTAAGTTTTTATTAACATCCCTAAAAGCCTGTTGATTTTGTCCAGTCAGAATTAATTGTTCCGTTAGTCGAAGAGTTCCACCTTCGGTTCTTCTAATGCCTGCCCCGAAATTGTTAATAAACGCTTCTGCTGCTCTGAGGTAACCAACACTGCTCTCGTTGATTGCAGCGGAGTTTGCATCGATAACTTTCTGAAGAGTGATGCTCTGACCTAGAGCTTTTACATTTACCTGATCAGCTTTCTTTGTAACTTGAGTGAGCTTATTTATTACGTTGTTTTGCTGAAGAAGAGAGTTACGTAAATATCTGGCCTCGGATATGTTATCCTTTTGTACATCCTTAAGAGACCCTGTATTGAGGGACAGTCTAGTGATGGGATCGACTAACTGTTGCGTATATTCGGCATTCTCCTCCAGCCTATTAACTAACTGTTGTGCTGTCTGGTTTGCTAAGTCTCTAACTGGGTTTACTACCATGACTATTGCGCTATTTCAGGATTTAATAAAGATATTGAGTAAAGATCGTTAATATATGCGACATCAAAAGTTTTAAATTGACCCTCATTCAGGACACCTACCAAGCCTTGTCTCCCGTCTCTGCCTAACAGTCTTCGGGACACGGTAGATTCTTTCATTGCCCTAGATAACTCAACATTCTCATTATCTCTGCCCAGATTTCTGAGGTAGCCGTAATCAATTACTTGATCTGAGGCTCCAGACCTTTTTTTAATCGCTAGATACCTGGATAGAATTCTATTCTTATACAGATTATTTATCACATATTGAAGTAATTGGTCACTTAATGAGTCCAGAGTAACAACCTGAAGAATTGTATTTAAAGTTGTAGGTGCAAATCTAAATCCTCGTGCCCCTGATCGCTTAGTTGAAACCACAAGACCCTGGTAGACACCATTTTTGTTCTCAGACACGTAGGTAAACTGAATGACATCTCCAGGTTTTAGACTCAAATATGAAGTTTCTGGTGCCCTGACGATCCTTTCTTTAGGATCTAAGGACTTGATTCTGTCTCTAAAATCTCTGTCAACTCCTCTGTAGCGTAGCACCATTGTAATACTTTTGAATATTTTACATATTTATATACAGAAGCTGAGGAGAGCAACCTATCATCATATATAATAAATTATGAGTAATCTAGAACAGGATTTGATTGAAACAATAGACTTATTGAATTTTACTTTTTCTAGTGATTTTGTAGATAAATGGTCATATAAATATGGTAAAAGATTACCTAGCCTATTTCAAATAAGATTACTTAAGTCTTTGGATAGTAGAAAACCTTTAAAAATAGAAACCGTAAATAAATTTCTTACGGTTGATTCAGGATTTAATGAGGAAGTGGTCTATAGCTTCCTAAGGGACATTGATATTAAGATCTACAGACCTATAATATCGGGAACTTTTAAATCAAGGAATTCATAATGAACAACAACTCAAATCAAGACTGGGACGGACAAGGATACACCCTCCACGCGCTTTTACTTTTTCTTGCCTGTTACCTCATTTACTACGGTGCTACTCATGGATCTCTTTAATTCCTTCTGCTCCTCAAGACGCTTGCAGACCACATCCTCTGAGTGGAATTTAGGACAAGCCTCCTGATACTCACACCAGTCGCAGAAGATGTTTTCCTGAGCCCAAAATTCGTCCTTCTTTTTCTTACGGATACGCCAGACTTTTTCTATCTGCTGCTTCTTCCAACGCTCGACCTGGAACCGGGTAAACTTAACAGCTACGAAGTTACCTGTGACAGGGTAATAATGAGCACAGTAGATGTCTTGATAAGGGACATTGTAAAGCTTGTGAATAGCCCAGGCATAACCCTTTAGCTGGTTGTCATCCATCAAAGTTTTCTTTCTTTTCTCTTTCTTGGATGTCTTATAATCAATAACGAGATAACCACCCTCGCGACCTTTAACCACTCGGTCAATAATTCCCACAAAGCTAATATCATTTTTCTCGTCTAACGGGATACTGACGGATTGTTCTGTAGAAACAGTCTCTCCCATTTTTTGATTCCAAATCAAGAAGTTCTCCAGACAGGCTTTCATTCTGTCATTCTCACGAAATGGAACTTTGTAAGTGCCTCTCTCTTGTTCTGCAATTTTTAAGAGGGACTTCAAGTCGCTCTCCTTGTAGCCTAGTTCAAAAACCTTGTGGATAAAGGAACCGAAGTTCAAAGCGTCTTCATTCTTTGCTCCAAATCCTGGTAGCCTTTCTACATATCTCAGCTTGTATTTCCATAGGCACTGGTCTATGATGTCACTGCGAGAAGCACTAATATTATTTATAAACATGGCTGATAGTTCTTACATTAGAAAATACTGTTTGAGTAAGTTCCAGTCTAATTATAGACTGGCGAGCGATGATGTTGAGCTAGTAGTTCCCTCGTTATTCATTAATAATGACTACAAGCGGCACATGTCTATAAACCTTGAAACAGGGTTGTGGAGGTGCTTTAAGAGTGGCGAGACTGGTAATTTTGTAAAGTTATATGCCCTGATTGAGAAGTGCTCTTTCCAAGAGGCTTATGAGAAGTTTGTGTTTGAAGACTTCCTAGCCGGTAGAGATTCCAACTACCGTAAGCCAACGGACACTATCGACCCTCACAAGATCAAAACGAGTCTGGAGGAAGCAGACCACTTTGAGGAGATTGAGACTCACCCGCTTATCGAAAGTAGAATGTT